AGCATAATATTTTTCAAATAATTTAAGTAAGTTTTTTTCCTTAAGAAATCTTTTAAATGCTGTCTTATAAATATATCTACTCATATTACTTTTATTTTAGGGTTAAGTTCAACTGGCCTTATATCAAAATAATCAAGTACAGTGTACCAATGTATTTCTGGATTTTCTTTACAATCCCATTCCATGTGATAAAGATCATCTGAATGATTCCTTCCTGGCGCCATGGCTCTTATCAATGTTAAAGTGTATATTTTCCCTTTAGTAAGGTACTTACTTGCATCTCTCTTACATTTTAATCTCATATATTTTAGTTTAGTAGCGGGTGAGGGATTCGAACCCCCGACCTCGAGATTATGATTCTCGCTAGCTGACCACTGCTAATAACCCGCATGCTTTGTGTGCTTTTGTGTTACCTTATTCTCCAAACCCTTATGCCACGATCAACAGTGCGGCAGGTTATCCTGAACGATGCGTTAGAATTATTACGATACGTCTTAGCAGCAGCGTAAACTGCAGCCATTTTCTGAGTAGTTCCCTTTACAGAACTCCACCCGATTCGTTTACTCGAAGCCTGGACGAAGAAACTGTCATTGACATACATACTCTTAAATGGATACTTGCTTTTTGTTACCGAAGATCCACTGTTCCTTGAAATTGCTGGAATTTTAATCCCTTTGTCAACTTTAATCATGATAATAAAAATTTGGTTTTAATTAGTAAATAAAAAAAGGGGCCTCTCGACCCCCTTTATTTCTTAGAATGGCAATCCATCCTCACCTACTGGATCCGAGTCTGCTTTATCAGGCATATCAAGCATATCTTTTGCTGTAATTACCTTAGTAGTATTTGGAATATCTTTTGTATCGCTATCCATTACTACAGCAACCTGAACAACTTTATCAAAGTCAGTAAGTTTCATTCTTGTATTCAAATCAGACACCAGCTCTGGGTCTTCAATAAACACAGGAAATTTAGGAAGGGTTGGTTTATTTTTTGAATCATAAACTAACTTCATCCTTAACTCCTTACCATGATATGTCTTTCCAAGGTCTTCTATGATCTTGTTGCAGAATTGAGCGAATGTTTCCACTCCTTCTACTTCATAATCAGTGCCTAGGAATAACTTGGTGATATGGGACATTGCCCTTGTAAAAGCTTCTTGTTCTTTTTTGAGTTTCTCTTTATCAGGAACATACAATGATCCCAATATAGGTGGAAAATACGACTTACGTGCTACGTTTCCTTCATTATCTATGATCTCAACATTTAACCACTCGGCCTTATCTGTTTTGCGATACTCAATATTCCTGATGTATCGTCCTCTGCTTATAGCATTCTCTCTTGTAATTGTGATTGGAAGAAATCTATCATCCCCTTTTGTAATCTTATATCCACTCATGCTTGTTTAATCGGTTTTAATTAATACTAACTCTCTCTTCACTTATTTCCTTCACATTCTTTTCTTTACCGACACTTAACCTCTTATCGCTCGTGTGAGCAAAACGATAATATGAACTAGTTATGTCAAACTGCTCCTTAAATTCCTTCCCAATGGGCGTTTCTGTGTTGCAAACTAACAGTTTAAGTTCGACAACATCTTCTCCGAAGACGGAATTAATGGAGTCTAACGTAGACTTGCTTATGTCCACATGGCAATCAACAATCTCGCCAGCTTTCTCCTTGAATATCACTTTTCGAATAAGTGCCGGATCGAAAACGTCCTTGACGCTTTCTGGTTGGTCACATAACGAACCATTAGTTTTCATAATCAGGATTTCCTTTGGCAATTTTGGCTTTTCTGTGTTAGTCACTTCGATGATAATTACCTTAGCATCAGGACTATCAAGGTCCATTGTTTCAATAGCTTCAGTATTAAATACGAGCTTAGGACCAACGATCATAACTTTTGGGAAGAAATCTTCTTTTTTCATACTTTTTATTAAATAAATATTTGATTCCAATTATTAGTGTACTCTCCAGTTTTAAGGTCTTTTTCAACTAACATAAATTCTTTGTTAGTCAAATGAGGACTCCTAGCTTCTATGATAGTGTCGCCACCACCATTAAAGTTAAGAAAGGTCTGATTACCTTTTCTATAAAGGAAGCCAATAGCATCTGCTTTAGACGCCATGATTCTCTTAAGTTTTCCTGAAAGATCCATCTCTAATTCGAACATCTCTTTTCCCTCCTTATCAACCTGTTTTTCAAGGCAATGAGCAGTCAAAATTAATGTTTCACATAGATTTGTAAATCTATCTACTACATACTTAAAAGCTTCTCTTATGTAAAGATATCCTGCACCATTAGGTAACTTTCTTAGATCATCTCCATCGAAAGCTTTACCCATTGGTGAATTCTTATAAATCTTAATAGCTAGTGGCATTATCAGATCGTCTTCTAACGCTGTCGCTGTATCAAGAGTTATATATTTATAGGGCTTTCCTTCTTTTTCAATCATCTCAGCCCATTTCAAAAGTTCTTGTATTGTATTAGCTTCTACTTTTATAGTGTCTACAAATCCAGCACCCTTTTCCATATCTATGATCAAATTATCCTCTAGTAATGCCATGGCAGTTGTTTTACCACTCTTAGGCTTACTGAATACAATCATAAATTTAGGATTCTGTCTAACGACACCACTCTTTTTTGTTGGTAATATCATCTCACCCATCAATAATCCTTCTATTGTATTAGTTTGTTTACTTTGTTTTGTATTTTGCTATACATCGCATCGTCAACCTCATTCATCCTCGGTAACTCCATAAACTCATTAACTGCCCCATTAAAATATAGTTGTAGTTGGACATTAGCTATTCCATCTCTGTTGAGATTAACAAATAGTTCTCTATGCCATCGGCCTATCTTCCTTAGATCGAGACCTTCATACTCTTCTATATTATATGAGAAGGGATTAAATAGACTAATCATGAGGTTTACATCACGAGAAGATAATCTCATGTCTGCTAAACCATCTGTGGTTGGTCGAACCTTGTCTATTATACTATTCCCTCTGTAATCAAATTGCTGTTTACCAGAGTCTGCACTCTGTTGTTGAATATTTACGACTGTATAATCAAATCTGTCTCGAAACTCAAGACAGTGATAAGCGGAATATTGATACATAGCTGCATGCAATGTATCTCCGTTATCGGGCGTCAATAAAGATAAGTGATCACAAATCACAATTATATGCTCTTCTTCATTGGGCTCATAATCTACAATATTTTCTCCTCTCATAATATATTTACCATGTTTTTCAGCATAGCCTTTCACAAACCTGTGAATAGCGCTAGGACTTCGTACATCATCAATATATGTAACGATTTCCTCAAATCTTTTTAGCCATATCTGAAAACCTTCGGACTTTATTATATCAAGAATCTTATTATCGAGAATATACCCTCCAAATGTAGAACGCAAATGTTGTGGAGCAATACTGATATCGTAATCCTTATTCAATTTATAAGAAATAGCTTGCAATATCTTACTCTCTTTAGACATCTCTAATGAGAAATACAATATTTTAAGCTTCATCTTCGGCCTATGTGTTATATACCATTCTATAGGTTCCATAACAAATAAGAAATCAGCTAACTGAGTCTTACCACCCTTTGGTGAGGCTGAAATTAAATAATACTTACTTTTTTCAACACCTGGAATTAACCTTGATAATCTAGGTAAACTATTCCAAGGCATTGCAATATGCTCTCCATGTAATCTTCTATCTCTATTGGTTTCAAGAGAATTAATAACCTTACTAGCAATCATTATAACCTAATGACTCCATCATTTTTCTGCGTTACTCCTGCAATAGTTTTGGTTTCTAATAGATACTCATAATCCTCCCATGTAGCTTTATTTAGCCATGTTTCAGCGTTTCGCATCCAGTAGAGATTCCCACTCATCTTCCTCATCCTTACCTCCTCTTTTAGGCATGCTAATATATGATCCTGAAGTGATTTATTATTCTTAGTAATGGTATACCACTTCCTTCTTAATCTTGATCCAGCCAAGGTATCAGTGGATGCGGGTGATAAAACCCGCACCACACCTGCTGCATCCGATACCCTTGTTGGAAAGATTTCTACAAATTCATCAAAGGTCCCATTCTTTGGCTCAAACAACTCTAATCCAAGTGGGTTAAGGGCCCAGTAGCTTCCTTGTTTATGAATAAACGACCTATCAACTAAATCGTTTACTATATCATCTTGGATAACTAATCCCTCAATTTTTAATTCATAATAAATACCCCACAGTAGAATATACTGTATAAGCTTCAATCCTCGATCCTTTAACTCATTTATTGTAATCTTAATCTCCATTATTCTTCGTATTTGCTACAAAGATATGAAAATTTTTCCATTTTACCAAATGTTTCGGCACTTATTTCACCGTAAACCTCGATTTTTTTTCCTTCTACTTCCTCTTCCTTTTCCTCCATTTTTCTAGGTTTTTGTTATTGAATTTATAAGCCCTAAGGCGTATTGCACCCCAGACATCTCTTCGAGATCTTCTGGGTGAAACTGAACACCAGCCACTTTATACCCCTGAACCCGGATAGCTTCAATATGCTGAGGGATCTTCTTATGAGTAGCATATACCTTTACGATATGGCTCTCATGTGGGCGCTGAACGGACTGATGATGTCTAGAATTCACTTCAATCTTCTTCGTTTTATCGAATATCAATAGCTCGTGAACTCCCTGGTACGGATTATCCTGCTTGTTTGTGTCGTGATGCATATCCTGAATCAACTTACATCCAAAATGCACAGCTAAAGTCTGCATGCCACGACATATTCCAAATATAGGAGTTCCTACCGATATATATTGCGGTAAGATATGAACATCAAAATACTCCTTAAGCAGATCTGGTTTATCCGTATAGAATCCTGGTGGCTCCCCATATCTGGAGGGGTTAATATCTGCACCACCTGGCAGAATTATTAAATTGAGATCTTTTTGTATTGGGGTCGTTGGAGTAAGTATCCTTAGATCATCACATTCGAGATACTCTTTTATAAAATCAACGTAACTTATTGGTACGCCGAAATAATTACTGCCAAGAACCCATCCTGGTATTCCTACTATCATTTATAATGAAGTTCTATTCGTTTAATAACATCCAAACATATAACATCAGTTACTCTGTATCCATCTGATGTATCATTCGTAGAAACAACATAACAAAGTCCATCAATAGACCCACTAAGATATTTTCCAGCAGGCTTTTTAAAAACCATACGGTCTCCGTCTTTAAGATATATTGTTATTCTCATTTTACAAGATGATAAATCAGTTTAACTTCAGTAACTTTTCTAAACTCACGATCAACAAACTGAAGAATTACCTCAAAGTAAGCTCCTTTATCGAC